GGCATGATGACTTCCATCCCGCGTGGATGGAAGATGAATCAGTTTAAGCCGGAACAACCGGTCACGACTTATAAGCAATTCCGCGACGCGATTTTGAATGAGATCGCTCGCTGCCTGAACATGCCGGCCAACAAAGCTCGATGCGATTCGTCGGGCTATAACTATGCGTCGGGACGTCTCGATCATGGTACCTACTATGAGTCGATCGACGTCGATCGACAACAAGCTGAGCTGGAAGTCGTTGATCGAATCTTTGGATGGTGGCTTGATGAAGCGTTGCTGATTCCTGGCTATCTGCCAACGCTGCCGACCGCTGAAGATGGCCTGCCTCATGGTTGGTATTGGTCAGGTCATAAGCACAGCGACCCGACCAAGGAAGCGAACGCATCAAAGACGCTGCATGGTCTCGGACTGCTAACCGACGAGGCATATTTGCTTGGTGAAGGGATCGATCCTGAAGAGCATTTTCGCCAGCTCGAACGACAGATCAAACGTCGCAAGAAACTTGGCTTGCCAATGTTCGGCGATAAGGCTGCGAAGCCCGAAACCCCGAAGCCACAAGCCCCTAAGCTTGCTGCCAAACCACCTAAGTTCGACCAACAAAAGATAGCCGCATGATCGAGTTGCCCCCAAACGTTCGAATCTGCAATCGCGATTATCGCTTGCGATACTTTCACGATGACGAAGCGGAATCGGAAGGCGCTGACGGCTTGATTCATTATCGTTCCGGGCTCATTCGAATTCAAAGTCTTCAAGACAACACTTCCATTCTTGAGACAGTGCTTCACGAAGTCGCGCATGCAATCAATCAGGTTGCAAACGTCAACAGTGACGAAACGACCGAGGAAGAATTGGTAACTCGCACCACTCCGATTTGGATGTGCGTCTGGCGAGACAATCCCGATTTGCTCGGGCTCGTCAATCAGTACGCGCAAGGCGAGTTGTAGATCTGTTGGTGTATAGCCTTTAGGCGACTCGGCTTTGGGCCGCAATGCTTGAGCGGCTAAAGCCTGGACACCAACTTCTTTTCAATCCAGGCACGCGTCGACCGGCCATTTTGAGCCTATTTGCTTTACGCAAGGCAAATGCGATACCGGTCCGCGTGCTTTTCACAGAACTGCAAACTCACATGGCCACTCCTGCCAAAAAGCAACGTCGACGCGCGTTGCGACGTGGACGATTGGATCTGCTCTGCTCGGCCGAGTCACCGCTGTGGCTCGACAGCGAAGCGATCGCAATCACGATTGCAGCGGCTGCGCATTGCGAAGCTGCTGATGATGCCAGTAATGCCGAGTCAGTAGGTGAGTCAGTTGCGAAGCCTGCCACGTTCAAGTGCAAGGCTTACGACGGATCACCGATTCGACCGCGTGTTCGCTTATATGACACCGGTGGTGCGCCAACGGTGATCGACATGCAGGGCGTCTCCGTGCATCGCAACGGACGCAAGATGCCCGTGCTGTACGGCCACGATCGTATGGACCCGATCGGGCATACGACACGTGTGGATTTAATCGGCAGTGACATCACTGCCGAAGGTGTGTTGTCGGTGCCAGGCTGCTCTCGCGACAAGGTTGTCGGCGGAGCGGCCGATGGTTTTACGTGGGCTGTTTCTGTCGGCTTTGAAGCCACGGAAATGGAATACATATCGACCAGTGATTCTGCCACGGTCAACGGTCGCGTTATGCGCGGACCGCTCTACATCGCTCGACGCGGAACTCTCCGCGAAATCTCTCTCCTATCTATCGGGGCTGACGGCAACGCCGCTGCTACCGTCTCCGCCTCTCTGGCCACTTTGGAGCCCTTGTTTATGTCCCCTGAACTACGTGCATTTATCGAAGCCGCTGGTTTCGCTCCTGACGACATCAGCGACGCGCAAGTGGATTACTTCCGCAAGCAGCAAGCCGACGCGGTCATCGAAGCCAGTGCCGATGAGATCGACCTGGTGCTTAAGACCAAGGTCGTCATCGAAGCGGACGCAGACGGGGCAAACGCTGCTGTCGCAAAGTCCCGCAAGGCAACCGCCGACGAGATGCGTCGCCAAGATGCAATCGTCGAAATCTGCGCGACGTATGACAATCCAAAAGTGACGATCAAAAACGTCAAACAATTGCTGAGCGTGATCGCGATCGAAGCCGGCTGGGACACCAACCGAACTGAACTCGAAGCGCTCCGAGCTGCTCGGCCCGCTGCCCCCGCAATCCACGTCACCGGCCGCTCGCAAACGCAAACGATCGAGGCCGTCAGTGCCGGATTGATGATGCGATGTGGAGTCGATGTTGAGTCGGCGCACTTCCGGGGATTCGCGTCAATCGAAGCCGGTGTGCCGGAGTGGCTGAACGCGGAAGTCAACAACGAAAAGTTTCAGCGGACCGCTGAGGCTGGCCGTCAATTTCGACACAGTCACGTGATGGACATTTTGGCAACGTTGGCCGAAATCGAAAGCGGAACGCGACCACACGGCAAGGCTGCGATTTTGGAAGCCGCGTTCTCCACGAACGCAATCGCGACCGTGTTTGGTTCGACGGTTGGCGCTCGCATGCTGATGGGATTCCGCGAAGCGAACGACACGACCGCAGGTTGGACCACCAGTGGCACTGTGCCTGATTTCGAAGAGCACGGCCGCCACGGTATCGACCAACTCGAATCGCTCGATCACTTGCCCGCAGGTGGCGAAGCCGGGCACGCGAAACGTACCGCGTGGAAAGAAATTCAATCGGCAGCGCGATACGCAAAACAGTTCCAGCTCGACGAGCAGGATCTGATCGGCGATCGCCTGGGCTTGCTTAATTCCACGCCGCTGAAGATGGGTCAAGCCGCTGGCCGTATGCGACCTGACTTGGTCTACGGCTTGATGCTTGCGAATCCGACGATGGCTCGGACCACGCGAGCCGCGTTTCATACGACCGATGGCACGCTGTTGACCGCCGGCGCGCTCGCTGGGCCAACGCTCAGCACTGCGATCGCGTCGCTGATGAAACAGCAGGACAACGGTGCAACGCTGAATTTGCAGCCGACTCACTTGGTGGTCGGTGCCGAACTTGCCGACACCGCGATTCAGTTGACCGGCTCGGTGCTGCTCAGCAACGACAGCGGCAAGGGTGCACAGAATCCAATCGCTCGTTACGGCATGACCGTAGTCGCGGATGCTCGCGTCAGCAACGGCGTCGTGCATCCGAAAACCAAGGTTCTGCAATCCGGTTCGGCGACCGCTTGGTTCTTGGCTTCGACCGATGGCGAGACCATCGAAGTGGTAACAGTCGAAGGCACCGGAGCCGTTCCTGTTGTGATGGTGACCAATTTGCGAGGCGTCGGAAAGTACGGCCTGCAGATGGAAGTCAAGTACGACATCGGCGCCAACTTTAACGAAAACCGCACGTTCCGCAAAAACAACGGCGCGTAGTTGGTGGTGTATAGCCTTTAGGCGATTCGGCTTTGGAACGCCATGCTTGGCGGCTAAAGCCTGGACACCAACTCTAACACTGAAACCTGAAACCTGGAAACTGAATCATGGCCTTCCGCCTTACTGTCGCCACGTTGATCGATGGCACTGTCCATCCGCCCGGTACCGCGATCGCGGACACGACGGCAACGGAAGGCGAAATTTTGTCGCTGACGTCCATTGGTCGCGTGACCTACTGCGAGGCGTCGGAGGCGTCGGAGCTGGAATCCGACAATGACCACGCAGCGGCGTCCGTGACGCCGCCGGCGGCGAAGCCCAGGCGACCGTCGCGAGCCAAGCCAAAGTCGTTGGTGTCTAGTTTTTAGGCGATCGGCTTTGGAACGCCATGCTTGGCGGCTAAAGCCTGGACACCAACACGCACTGAACATTCACACTTTTGAAAAGGTAAGACTTATATGATTGTCAAGTTACTTCGCGGCGAACCGACCGTCGCTCACTTGGTCGCATCGGCTGATTTTGTGCCGGGCCAGGTGACCAACGTTGGCCTTACGCCAGTGATCGCCGTCAATCGCGTCAAGTCCGGCGAAGTCGGCGCATTCGCGGTCAGCGGTGGGATCTACGAAATGATCGCCCAGACTTCGACCGGGGCACCGGTCGCGGGTAGCGCCTGCACCTTCGCTGCGACTAACGTCAAGATCAGCACGTCGACCGGAAACATCCTCGGCGTGTGCTTGAAAGTCGCATCCGCAGTGTGCGAAGTACTCCATCAACCAACCGGCGTCACAGTCGCGTAAGGAAGTAGGAAGAAGTTTTCAGTTTTCAGTTTTCAGTTTTGAGACAATTGTACGATGCCCAAA